ACCACGGGCATCAAGGTGCTCGTGATGCATTCCGCTTAATCTCGATAAGGGATTAACCACATCATCATGACAGGGAGGGCGCGGAGATGAGCGTACCAACGGTCGCCGACGTTAAGGCAAACTTAATACTTGAGGGTACAGCAGATGACGGGCTGATCTCGTCCCTCATCTCCGCCGCCGTCTCTTATGCAGAGGACTACCAACATCTCGGTGAAGGCTACTACACGACCATTCCGGAAGGGGCGACATCCCCTCCGGCCATGCCGGCGAGTACGCATCAGGCGATCGTGATGCTCGCAAGCCGGTGGTACGAGTCGCGTGACGGCGGCTCCGGGGGATTCTACGCGGACCGGGCGGACGTGGGCCAGTACGCGGACGAGGTCGTCCACAGACTGCTGCGCATGAACCGGGCGCCGGAAGGCTGGGTGAGCTGCTGATGAGCATCGGAAGGATGACGGAATCCATCAGCATCGTGACATGGGACACCACGTTTGATGCTGAAGGTTTTTCCACCATTACAGACGAGACCGTCTGCACGATCCGGGCCGCGGTGGAATACCGGCACGGGAGCACCTCATGGCGCAACCGGGCGGCGTTCACCGAGAGCACGGTCAAGTTCACGGCCCGATACCGTCCGGACGTGCTGGCGGACATGATCGTCATTCACAACGGCCAGCGCTACACCATCGACTCGGTGGAGGACGTGGCGGCGAGGCACATGTGGATGGAGATCCTGGCGCACGAGACCAAGCCGTCCGAACACGGAGGAAGCGATGGCCAAGCTGACGGTTGACATGGATGCCGGCGTGATCGGAGCGCTGCAGGAACTTGAGGGCCGGTCCTACGAGATCATCGCCAAGGCGGTTGACGCCGGGGCGAAGGAAGCGGAGGGCGTGATCCTCGATTCTCTGTTGGCTACGATCAGCCCGGCACACCAGAACGGAGAGCTGGTCAACGCTTTCGGCCGGACGCCGGTGGACAGCAACGGGGCCGGATTCATCAATTCCAAGATCGGATTCCGGGAACCGCGCAAGGATCAGTCGGGCTCGATGGATACCAAAGGAGGCAAGCGCCGGTCGTATTACGTCCGGACGAATGCCATGATCGCCAACGTGATCGAGCACGGATCTCAAGCGCGTAACATCCCGGCGAGGCCATTCCTGAAGCCGGTCCAAAAGAAAGCAGAACAACTCGCGGAGGCGGAAATCCTCCGCGTATTCGACGAGGAGGTGGGTGACCTGTGAGCATCCTTTCGGAAATCAAGACCATCCTTGATGGCCTGAAGATCCCGAACGAGACCGGGATATTCAAGACGAAACCGGCTCCGGACACCTTCGCCGTCCTCGTGCCGATGACGGACGAGGCCATGTGCGCCGACGACATGCCGGACGCCGAGGTCCAGTCCGCCCGGATCGAATTGTACACAAAGGGCAATTACCGCGCCGTCGCTCGATCGGTCGCGGACGGCGCTCTCGCGGCCGGAATGGCCATAACCGAGCGCCGATACATCGAGCACGAAGACGAGACGGGCTACCATCACTACGCCGTCGATCTCGAAAAGAATTATTTGTGGGAGGATTAAATAATGGCCCAGATTGGTCTGAAAAATCTCTATGCCGCACAGATCACCGAGGACGCTAACGGCAACGAGACCTACGGTTCCCCGTTCCGTCTCGCGAAAGCGATCTCCGCTGACCTGTCGGTCAATTCCAGCAGCGCCACGCTCTACGCCGATGACGGCGCGGACGTGGACATCACCGAGTTTGTCAACGCGCAGATCACGCTCAACGTGAACGACATCAGCAATGCCCATGCGGCCCAGCTGACGGGTGCCACCGTGGATGCCAACGGCGTCCTCGTGTCTGCTTCCGAAAATCAGCCGGCAGCCTTCGCCATCGGCTTCCAGAGCAAGTCCGCGAGAGGCGGCGACCTGTACGTTTGGCTGTACCGTGTCAAATTCGCGGTTCCGAACCAGACCCTGAACACCAAAGCGGACAGCATCGCCTTTGCGACCCCGTCCATCGTCGGCACCGTTTCCCGGCGCAACAAAGTGGACGCCAACGACAACCATCCTTGGAAGGCGCAGGTCAAGGCCGGTGATCCCGGCGTTTCTGCTGCCACCATCAGCGGATGGTTCGGCGGAGTTTATGAGCCGTCCCAGAGCGCGGATGTGTCCCTTGACACGCTGGCGCTCGGCTCCGGCGATCTGTCTCCGGCGTTCGATCCGGACACCCTGAACTACACGGCCACCACGACCAGCTCGTCCGAGACGATCACCGCGACCGCCAATGACAACGATGCCAGCGTGGCGATCATCGTCAACGGCACGTCCTATGCCTCCGGTGACACCGTCACGTGGGTGGCTGGCACGGATGCCAATGAGATCAAAATCATCGTCAGCAACGGTTCTGTGAGCCGGACCTACACGGTCACGCTGACCAAGTCGTAAGGCTGAAAGGAGACGAAAATGGGAAAGGCGACAACGATTGAACTGGGCGGTCGTGAATACGAGCTCGTCCTCACGACGAGAGCCATGCGCGAACTGTCCGAACGATTCGGCGGCATGGAGCGGGTCGGTGACCGGATATCCGGCGACCTGTCCCTGCAGGATTTTGTCTGGATCGTGACATTGCTGGCCAACCAAGGGGCGGCTCGGCATAACCTGGCGAACGCGGCAAACCCGATACCATTCCTCACCGAGGAACAGGTCGAACTGCTGACCGTCCCGTCGGATCTTGCCGAGTTCGGCCCGAAGTTGGTCGAGGTGTTGCGGCGAGACACGAACCGAATCGTGCAGTCAAAAAACTGACGAGTGGCGGAGGGACGGCTTCTCGCATGAGCGACGAGGAGCTGTTCCTTCGCCTTGAATTCTTCGCCGCTCATTGTCTGTACCGATCGGAGGAGGCCTACTGGCTGACTCCGTTCGGCAGACTGCTGGACATGATGGAATTGTGGAAGCAGATGACGGGCAGGGCGGAGCCGGTCCGTGAAGCCTACGTGGACGAATTGTGGGCCGGATTAGATTAGTGAGGTGCAAGCATGGCTAACTTTGGGTTGAGAGTCGGGGTCGAGGGAGAGAAACAATTTAAGACGGCCCTGACGGACATGCGGTCGCAGCTCAAAATGGTCGGCGCCGAAGCCAAGCTTGTGGCCTCGCAGTACGATGCGAATGACAAGTCTGCGGAGGCCATGGCGGCCCGGACCGACGTCTTAAACAAGCAGATCGCGGCCCAGCAAGACAAGCTCGAGATGCTGAAAGAAGCGCTCGATAATGCTCGGAAAACATTCGGAGAGAACAGCCGGGAGGCCGCAAACTGGCAGAAAGAGATCTACGATGCGCAGGCCGCAATCAACAATCTCAACCGTCAGTTAATCGAAAACGCGAAAGAAACGGCGGACGCGACCGATGCCGAAAAAGAAGGCAAGGACGCCGCCGAAAAATACGGCAAAGCCACCAAGGATGTCGGCGACGAATCGAAGGAATCTTCCAAGGCGCTGGAGACCCTTGGAACGGTTGCCAAGGCGGCCGGAGCCGCGATGGCGACGGCTGCAGCAGCCATCGGGAGCGCGATCGCAGCAGCGGGGAAAGCGCTGGCAGAGATGACGACCGGGGGCGCGGAATACTCGGACAAAGTCAACACGATGTCCAAGCAGACCGGGATCGCCACCGACACGCTTCAGGAATACATGTACGCCGCCGAGCTGGTGGACGTCTCCGTGGAGACCCTGTCCGGCTCGATGACGAAGATGATCCGGTCCATGTCCTCGGCAAGAGACGGGACCAAGCAGTACACCGAGGCTTATGAGGCGCTCGGCGTATCCGTCACCAATTCGGACGGATCTCTCCGGAATTCGCAGGAAGTCTACTGGGAGCTGATCGATGCCCTCGGGAAGGTCGAAAACGAGACGGAGCGCGATGCGCTCGCCATGACCGTTTTCGGCAAGTCCGCGAAGGAGCTGAACCCGCTGATCGAGGCGGGCGCGGACCAGATGGCCGAGTACGCCAAGCAGGCGCACGAGGCCGGATATGTCCTGTCACAGGAAACCCTCGATGCCTACAACGATTTCGACGATTCGCTCAAGCGCCTGGAATCCGGCTCAACCGCCGCGAAAAACGCGCTCGGGACGATTCTGCTGCCGGTGCTCGACAGTCTTGCCACCGAAGGAGTGGATCTCCTCGGAGAATTCTCCACCGGAATCTTGGAGGCTGACGGCGACATCAGCAAGATGGCTGATGTTTTGGCCGAGGTCCTGCCGAAAGCGCTGGACGCCGTCGTGCAGTATCTGCCGGAGGTGGTCCGGATCGCGGGCACGATCGTTTCGGCGCTGGCCGGAGCGCTTCTCGATAACCTTCCGGCCATCCTCAAT